GAGCAAGCATCTATTTCGCAAAATTGGCTCATAGGTGTTAATAGCAGTTTAAGTTCAAACTAAAACCAAACAAAATGAAGATAAATGATTTAAAAATAAATGAGGAAAATCCTAGAATTATCAAGGATAGAAAATTCAAAAAATTAGTTCAAAGCATTAAGGAATTTCCGCAAATGTTGGAGTTAAGGCCAATTGTTATAGATGAAAACAATATAATTTTAGGGGGGAATATGCGATATAGAGCTTGTATTGAAGCTGGATTAAAGGATGTTCCTGTAAAAATAGCTAAGGGATTAACAGATCTTCAAAAAAAGGAATTTATAATAAAGGATAATGCAAGTTATGGGGAATGGGATTGGGATGTTTTAGGAAATGAATGGGAGACATTTGATTTGGATGATTGGGGATTAGATGTTTGGCAACCAGAACAAGATATAAAAGAAATTGTAGAATTCAATGAAAGTATAAATTTTAATATCAAATGTAAAGATCTTAAACAATTTGAGGAGTTAAAGGAGAAATTAGATACAAATGGCGGTAAACTTAATTATGAGGAATTTATAAAAAAAATGGGATTATGAATATAGCATTAATTGAAATATATCCGTTAAAGAAAATGAATGTAAGAAAATATATTGATGCGCATTTAAGAAATTCCATAACAATTTCAAAATATTTAAAGTGCGATTTACTATTGGTGGAAAGTGATTTTATAAACGCCTTACAAAAAAAATATGATGTTTTGATATTATCCTATGGATCGTTTTATGCTCCTTTTAATTTAATTAAAAAAATATTTGATAATAATAAGAATGCAAAAAAATTTTGGCTTACAAATGAATATAATTTATCTCCAATAGGTAGCATAGTTGAATATAAACATTCAATAATAGCAAATTTCGATAAAAAACCTTATACTAAAAATGTTGAAAATTTTTATCATTTAAATTTGAATTTATTACTAGCAAAATATCCAAATGAAATGCAAAAAAAAAAATATGATTGTATTTATTATGGAACATTTCGAGTAGACAGAAAAAAATATTTTAAAAAATATTTACAAAAGGAGATATATTTATCAGCATCCTCAAAGAATTTTAAAAAATTTAAACATATAGGTTGTAATCCTAAATTCATAAATAAATTAAACTGGGTAAAAGGTAAGGAAACATTAAATTTATTCAAATATCAATTATATTTAGAAGATGAGCATACGCATAACAATTTCAATAATTTGGCAAATAGGTACTATGAAGCAGGATTCTGTAATAATGTAATATTTTTTGATGCGAATTGTTTAAATACTATAAATAAATCTGAATTAAATTATTATAAGGAGCAGGTAGATAGTTATATGGTAAGAAATTATGAGGATTTGCAAAACAAAATAAAGGAGTGTAATAAAGATTTTGAGAAACATTTGGCTATTCAAAAGGGTTGGAGAATGAATGAGCAACTAGCAAAAAAACAAATGATGAAAAGTTTTAAAAATATAATTATACATGGCTAAAGGAAGAAAAAAATTACCTACTAAAGTTAAACAAATGCAAGGCACATTGGACCCTTCAAGAGCTGTTATAAATGAAATGAAAGTTGATATGTGCCAAGAGATTCCTATTGCCCCTGGATGGTTATCTGAAATAGGGAAAGAGGAATGGTATAAAGTAACCAATCAACTTTTTAATCTACAAATGTTATATCAAATTGATTTACAATTAGTAGCAGCATATTGTAATGAAATTAGTTTATATATTGAAACTGAAATTAAATTAAGAGATAAAGGAAGGATTCAGGTGTTTAAGAATTCAGATGGATCTATAAAACATGCTCAAGCAGTTCCATTTCAAAAGATAGCAAAGGACGCCTTAGATCGAGCAATGAAATTAGCTACTCAATTTGGATTTACTCCAGTAGCAAGAGCAAGTATAAGTGCTCCTAACATTACAAATAATACTCAAATAAATTATTTTGATTAGTGTCTAAATATTATTTTGATAAACAATCAGCAGATCGTTCTGTAAGTTTTATTGAGGAATTCATAACGCATACAAAAGGCGAGCTTGCTGGAAAACCATTATTGTTGGAAAAGTGGCAAAAGGATGTTGTATTAAATATCTTTGGGTGGAAAAACAAAAAAACTAATTTAAGAAAATACAAAACTGTATTTATTGAGGTAGGAAGAAAAAATGGTAAAACCACATTAACGGCTGGGATTGCTTTGTATATGTTATTTGCAGATGAGGAAAGGGGAAGTGAAATTTATGCAGCAGCAGGAGATAGGAATCAGGCAGGATTGGTGCATGAAATAGCAAAAGGAATGGTGTTAAATAATAAGGAACTAAATCATAGAGGAAAGATTTTAAGAAATTCAATTGTAAATGAAAGTAAAGGTAATTATTTTCAAGCCATAAGTTCGGAGAGTAAAACAAAAATGGGATTTAATGCTAATTGTATTATTTTTGATGAGCTTCATGTTCAGCCAAATAGAGATTTATGGGATACTCTTTTAACTTCAACAGGATCAAGAAGGCAACCTTTAGTTATTGCTATTACAACAGCAGGATTTGATAGGCAAAGTATCTGTTATGAAATTTATGATTATTCCAAAAAGGTAATTAATGGAAGTATAATTGATGAAAGTTTTTTACCTGTAATTTATGAAGCAGATGAGGAAGATGATATTACATTAGAAGAAACTTGGAAGAAAGCAAATCCTAATTATGGAATCAGTTTAAAAAAGGAATATATGGAAAGGGAAAGCAAAAAGGCAGAAACCCTTCCAAGTTATATGAATACCTTTAAAAGATTACATCTAAATATTTGGACAGCTAATGAAACAAAATGGATGAATGATAAGGAATGGATGGATTGTCAGGGGAATTTGAAAGGATTAGAAGGATTACAATGTTGGGGGGGACTAGATCTAGCTTCAACTAGAGATATTACCGCCTTTGTTTTACTCTTTAGAGTAGATAACATATTTAAAATAAAACCTTATTTCTTTGTACCAAGAGATAATGCAGAACAAAAAAGGGAAGGTATTGATTATTTATCGTGGATAAATGAGGATTATATAATCGCAACTGAGGGGAATGTTACTGACTATTCATTTGTTCGAAAAAAAATAAATGAACTATCTAAAAAATATAAAATTCAAAGTATTGCGTATGATCGTTGGAATGCATCCCAGTTGGTTATTGATTTAGTAGGGGATGGTGCAAATATGTCTGCTTTAGGACAAGGATTTGCTAGTATGTCAGCTCCAACAAAAATGATGGAAAAATTAATAATAAGTCAGGAAATAGAGCATGATGGGAATCCTGTACTAAGATGGATGATAGGAAATGTTCAGTTGGAAACAGATGCGGCCGATAATCATAAACCAAGCAAAAAGAAAAGCACACAAAAAATTGATGGAGTGGTAGCCACTATCTGTGCATTGGCAGAGTATATGAGTGAGGAGAAAGAAGGAGATAGTGTATATGATAATCGTGGACTTTTAATATTATGATAGAATTAAAAATATTAGCTTTATTAACTCCAAATGGATTTGATGAAAGATTTTGGAAGTATGCAAAAGAAACTAAAACCTATGTAGAAGCGTATGAAAAAACTGAGATTGAATATGAAAAGCATTTTGGAAAGCGTAAATATTCGGATTATAATAGCTATACAACAAGCAGAAATAAAAGATTGAAAAAACACAACTGAGTTGGATAATATTATTTATTTGATTTCGTATTATTGCAAAATTCCTAAAAATATATAGAATTGGCAATCACTGATTTCTTTACAAACTTATTTAAAAGAAAAGACAAAAGAGATTTTATTTCCGAAATGACAGCTCTGAGCAGAGGTGCAAATAGTGGCGTTTCAGTTAGCAAATCCTCGGCTCTTACCTTTACAGCTGTTTGGAGTGCGGTTAGATTACTTTCCGAATCCATTAGCATTCTTCCTGTTAATATTTATCAAAGAGAAAAAAATGGGGATAAAACATTAGCTTTAAACAATCCATCTTATTATTTATTACATAATGAGCCGAATAATTATATGAGTTCGGTTGCATTTTTTGAAAAGATCATGATGGACTTATGTCTTTCAGGTAATTCTTATGTGCATATAGTTAGAAGTCCAGGAGGTTTAGTTCAATCCTTGATTCCCTTAAATTCTCAGGATATTAAAGTAAAGATAAATGATGAACAAGTTTTTTATCATAATAAAAAAAGTGATTTAGTATTAGATGAGTATAATGTTTTGCATTTCAAAGGAGTAAGTCAAGATGGAATTATGGGCCTTTCACCTATTACGCAAAATGCTAATGCTGTTGGATGGGGGATGGCATTGGAAGAATATGGCTCAAAATATTTCACCAATTCCGCTAAATTAAGTGGCGTTTTGGAAACAGATAGAGCTTTAAGTGAGGAAGCCATATCGAGATTGAGGACTTCATTTTCAAATACTTATAATCAATTGCAAAATGCTCAATCTACTGCAATACTTGAGGAAGGATTATCTTTCAAACCCATAACGATTAGTCCAGAACAGAGCCAGTTTTTGGCAAGTAGAATTTTTAGCATAACTGAGATCGCTAGAATGTTTAATATCCCAACATTTATGTTGCAAGAACATTCAAAAAGTTCTTTTAATAATATCGAATCATTAAGCCAAAGTTATGTTACCTATACTTTAATGCCTTATATACGCAGAATGGAAAGTGAAATGAACAGGAAATTATTTAAGACAAATGAAAAAGGAAAACTATTTGTGGAATGGAATGTAAACGGATTGCTCAGAGGAAATATAAAGGATAGAAACGAAAGCTATAAAACGGCCTTAATGAATGGATATATGACTATTAATGAAATTAGGAGAAAAGAGAATATGAATAGCATCCCTAACGGAGATGAACATTATATAGCACTTAATATGACCACAATAGATAAATTAGGAGAGGATGTCAGCTGAGGAAATAAATACGGAAATAGAAGTGCAAGTGGATGAAGAATTTGAAAAAGATGAATCCTATTTTGATACAGAAAGAAATAAACCTCTGCAAAAAGAGGTAAAAGATATTTGGACAAAAACAATAACTATGGAAAAAAGATATTTTAACATTGATACCAGAACTGAAAAAAGGGAAGATGGCTCAACAACCATAACAGGACATGCTGCCGTATTTGATAAAATGAGTAGCGACTTAGGAGGATTTCGTGAGATTATTGCTCCTAATGCCTTTAAGGATGTATTAAATGATGATGTTAGAGCATTGGTAAATCATGATCCTTCATTATTACTTGCAAGAACAACAAGCGGAACTCTAAATTTAGAACAAACAGATGAAGGATTGCAATATACATTTGATGTTCCTGATACAACTTATGGTAGAGATTTAGTAATTTCAATGGAGCGAGGTGATATAACTCAAAGCTCATTCGCATTTACGATTGAGGACGATAGCTGGGAAACAACTGAGAATGGAGAAGTTAGAACAATTAATAAGGTAAAAAGATTGTATGATGTTTCTCCAGTAACCTATCCTGCTTATCCTGATGCAGATGATTTAACATTAGCTCAGCGTTCATTGGCTGTATATAAAGAAAGAGAGGAAAATAAGAAGCAGGAAAAAGATTTAGTAAAAAGAAGTTTGCTAAAATTAAAGATAGAATTAAAGAAAAGAAAGTAATAAATTAAAAAAAAAGAAAAATGAAAAGTATAGAACTTAAAGAATTGCGTTCTGAAACTTTAGGAGAATTGGAAGTAATCCAAAAATCTGCTGAAGCCGAGGAGAATCGTGATTTGACAGAGGAGGAAAATACAACTGTTGATGCCCTATTGGCAAAGGCAGATGATTATGCTTCCAAAATTGAAAGAGCAGAAAGGATTGAAGAATCCCTAAGAACTGCGGCAAAAGTTAGTGGAACAGTTGTTAAAAATTCAAATGAAGATGTTTCTAAGTATTCCTTTTTTAAACACATTAGAGGTGTACTTGGCGGAAATTTAGATGGTATTGAAGCAGAAGTACAACAAGAAGCAAATATTGAAGCCAGAGGATTTGGCAAATCTATTAATGGAATTGGAATCCCATCTACAATGATGGAAAAAAGAGCTGATGTAACAAGTAATATTGCAGGAACTTCTGTTGAATCGTATGTAGGAGCATTAAGAGAAGAAAGTGTTTATGATCGTGCAGGTTGTACTATCTTAACAGGATTAATGTCAGATGCAAGAATACCAGTAACAGGAGCACAGACAGTTGCGTGGGCATCAGGTGAAAATTCAACAGCAGCAGATGGCGGTACTGCTTTTAGTAGTGTTACGTTATCACCAAGCAGAATTACATCACAGGTACATGTATCGAAAGAATTACTAGCACAAAATGGTGGATCAGCAGAATCAGCTGTAATGAGTGATTTAGGGAAAGCAACAGCACAAGCATTAGATGCTGCGATTTTTGGCACATCAACAGTTACAAATGCACCTACTTCATTAGGAGCAACATCAAATATAAATACTTTTACAGAGGCATCATCTTTTGCAAGTGGATCAAGTGTTTTATCTGATTTAGTTACAGCAGAAGCAACAAATGCAATAGCACAGGGAATGCAAGGAACTTTAGCTTATGTATGTTCACCAGAATTATTGGCTCAGTTGAAAATTTCAGCACAGGTTTCAAGTGTTACTCCTGCAATGAGTGGAATGAATTACAATCAGCAAATGGTTAATGGTTATCCTATTCACTTTACAAATGGATGTACGAAAAATGCAGGTGTTACAGGTGATGGTTATTTTGGAGCGTGGAACAATTTGTACGTGGGTTTCTTTTCTGGAATGGACATTATTGTAGATCCATATACTAATGCAGCAGATGCTCAAATTAGATTGGTGTTGAATAATTTAGTAGATTTCCAAGTTGCACAACCTGGAGCATTTACATATTTTTCAAGTTTATCAGCGTAATAGTTAGGAATTAATAATTTAAAGGGGTGGTGGAATTACTGCCACCCTTTTTTTTAACTAAAAAGATATGGCTAAAAGTTTTGCAGTAGATACGGCGGCAAGTACAGCAATTTTAACAACTGCCGAAGCTAAAACCCATTTAAAGGTGGACACAAGTGCGGATGATACTTATATAGATAATCTAATAAGTGCAGCAACGGAATCAGCTCAAATATTTACCAATAGATATTTTATTAATACAACTTTAAATCAATTTGGAGATACTTGGAATGATTTAGCTACTTTATTTAAAAGTAAGGTAAGTAGTGTAGTTCATATAAAGTATTATGATAATGATAATACCCAGCAAACTTTAGCCACGTCTGTTTATCAAAAGGATTTGGAACATCAGCCAGCAAGAATTGGTTTAAAACCAAATCAATCATTCCCATCTTTAGCAGATAGAATAAGTGCAGTCGAATGCCAATACATAGTGGGCTATGGAAGTGCAGCATCTGATGTGCCAGAAGGGATAAGGCAAGCGGTACTTTTAACCGTTGGAAATTGGTATGAGAATAGACAAAATGTGGTTGTAGGACATTCGGTAAATGAGCTACCAAAATCGGCTCAATATTTATTAGAGCAATTTAAGGTGCAAACAGTATGTTAATTGGGGAACTTGATAGAAGAATAATTATTGAGCAACCTACTGTTAGTACTAATAGTTATGGAGAATTGGAAGTTGATAGCTGGATTGAAGTTAGAACAGTATGGGCAAAGGTAGAATGGGAAGGTGGATCTGAGGGTGAGGATTCAGATAAGATAACAGCTACAACTAAGGTAAATTTTTATATTAGGAATTTAGATTTAGATAATTTTTTAAATGGTTCTCCAGTCCCAACCATGAAACATAGGATTAATTTCAGCCCACAAGGAACTGCAAAATATTATTATATTCATAATATTGAACAGATAGAAGGAAGAGAAAGTTTTTTAAAAATAATAACAGAAGAAAAGGACTAATGGCAGTAGGAGTAAAAGGCGCAAATTTCGGTCAGAAAACTCAGCAAATGAAATCAGCGATTAAGCTGATGGGTGCAAAAGAGATAAATGATATGTTTAAAGATTTGCCTAAACAAATAAAACAATATACTGTTTGGAAAGCCCTTTGGAGAGAAGTAGGAAAACAAGCTAAAGCAGATGCAAAAAGTTTAGCTCCAAAATTAGGTGATAGTGGAAAGTCCAGTGAAATGACAGTAGTAAGGGGGGTTGTTTATCCACCAAATAAAAGTAAAAGAATTGCAAAAGGAACATTAAAAAAGAGTATTCATTTTTTTACAACTAGAGATTCAAAGAATCATTTAGGATTATATTTAGGGCCAAGAGTAAAACATGCCTATGGGAAAAATAAAGGTGGATATTATGGTGCATGGTTGGAGTTCGGAAATGAAACTATGCACTTTGGAAAATATACCAGTAGGGCTACAAAATTTATGGAGCCAGCATGGAGAAAAAATAGAATTAAAATGACAAGATCTGCATTTTCAAAAGCAGGTAATATAGTGGCAAAGGCAATTAAAAGGCATGAAAAGAGAATGCAGAAATATGGTAAATTGGGATATTAAATGTTAGTAGGAAAAGCAATATATAGTTTATTAAGTGATGATACAGATGTTGATGCAATAATTTCAGATAGAATTTATCCAAATGTTGCTAAGCAATCAAGTGCATTTCCTTTTGTTGTTTATACAGTGACAGGAGATAATCCAACAGATACAAAGGATGGAGTAAGTCCATTGGATGAGAATGCCGTTCTTATTTTATGTTATAGTCAAACATATAGCCAGGCATCAGATTTGGCGGATAAAGTTAGAGCGGCATTAGATAGAAAAGATGGAACGTATGAAGGAGTTAATATACAAGGAATACAATATTTAAGTTATAGTGATGATTTTGATGTAAATGATGATAATGATGGCGTTTATGTTAAATCATTAAATTTTAGAATTAGATTAATAAACTCATGAAAAAACAAAGACACAAATTAATAAAAGATTGGGACAGTAAAAGACATGGTAAGATTATGACAAAAGGTATGTTTATGATAATTACTAGAAAATCTGAATTGGAAGAATTAATAGAAGGAGAGCATATTATTGCTCCAAAGAAAAAAATAAAAAAACCTAAAAAAATAAAAGATAATGGCAGCATTGACATTACAACAGATAACTGAAGCAGGAGGTAGTGTAACTTATTCAACTGCAAGTGCTGGGGATGGTGATACTGCTGATAATAGTGGAAGTACCTTTTTGCATATTAAAAATGGTGCAGAGGATCCTACTACAGCAACTATAACTGCTCAAACTACAAGTGTAGAAAATAGCATTTATGGAGATTTAACAAAAGCAAACGCCACCGTTACTATTGCAGCAGGGGCGGAAGCATTTATAGGACCATTTAAACCAGCAGCTTTTAATTTGTCTGGTGATATTGTGATAACCTATTCATCAGTAGATACCGTAACAATTGCGGCATTATATATATAAAACAAAAATTAATTAATTAAAAAATAGAAAAATGGCAAATTTAACAACAGCATTAAACGGAACGGACATAAAAATTATGGATGCTTCAGATAATACTTTAGTTGCTTATGCTCAGAGTGGCACATTAAATGTTAATATGAGTACAAGGGATATAAGTAATAAAGAAAGCTCTGGATGGACTGAAAGTATGGAAGGAGCAAGAAATTGGGATGTAAGCGTGGATGGTGCTTATGCATGGGTGGACACAACCCCAGCTGAATTAACAAATAGTGCAGATGATATTCTTAAATCTTATATTGGTGTTTCAGGAACAAGATCATCAGTAGTTATAAGATTTGGAACTGATGGTTCAGCCACAGGAGATACTTTTTATGAAGGTACTGCATGGCTAACGGCTTTTAGTGTTTCAGCACCTACGGAAGATACCGCTACTTATTCTCTTAGTTTCACAGGAACTGGAGCATTGACGGTAACTGTAGCATAAATAACCTAATACTCAATACCCCATTCGCATCCTTTTTTCAGGTGGGTTGCGTTTGGGTGAGGGTATTTTTTTAAAACTTGAAAAAATGGAAAATTATACTTTTGTAGAATTAGGAGGGAAAAAATATCCAATCAAATTTGGCTTTAATGCTCTTAGAAAATATTCAATGCAAACAGGAACAACATTAGCAGATTTAAACAATATAGGAGAAAATATGAGTTTAAATGATGCTTTAATTTTGATTCATTGTGGTATTGAAGATGGACATAGGGCAGCTAAACAAAAATGTGTACTATCATTAGATGAATTAGCTGATAGTATGGATGGCGATATGGAAGGCATTGCAAGATGCATGGAAGTATTAGCTGAAATGATGGGGGGGAGTACTGAAAAAAAGCAAAAGCCCAAGAAAGCAAAAAGCTAACTTGGGATAAAATTGAGGGTATTGCTTTTGGGCAAATGGGAATGAGT